TGCAGCCCGCAGAGCAACGGCATGGCGGAAAGCTTCGTGAAGACCATGAAGCGCGATTACGTCGCTATCATGCCGAAGCCGGACGCAGCGACCGCGGCCAGGAATCTGGCCATTGCATTTGAGCACTACAACGAAAAGCATCCCCATAGCGCGTTGAAGTACCGCTCACCCCGCGAGTTTCGACGCGCGACGGATTCAGCAACCTAAGTGGGTGCCGTGTCCGGAGTTACGGGGGCAACTCCAATGCTCGAGGTTGAAGTATCTGATCACGGCTAGAGATGCAGCAAGCCTTCGTGCTCGGCCGGCTGCTTCCGCCTCTCCATCCTTCTGCGGACCTCGCAGACGCTTGTCATTCCGTGATGGCGTCGGCCGCATCTTTCAGCTTCGCTTGCACATACTGAACGTGCTGCGGCTCCTCTCGGAAACCCAACGAGATGATGCCGACCAAGCCGTCCTGGCGAAATGGCGCTCGGGCGGCGCAGACCCAGGCGACGCCTTGTCCCTGCAAAAACTCTCCTGCGATCGTCCGCGGACGATAGTCCCGACACACGACTTCTCCAGCCATCAAGCGTGCAGTGTCGTCGAGCGCCTCGTGATCGCCGACTGGCCAAAGGACGTCACCTACGCCATCAAATGTCCGCTCACGCCCGCTCGGCAGCCGCATGTACACCACGCGACGCTGATTGGCGAATACAAAATGAACAACGATCGATGAAGAGCCCGTCAGGCGCAGCAATTCGCTCGCCTCCGCATCGATCTCTGCGTCGCTTTTCAGGACAAAGCGTGCGCACTTACCAATCTCGCTCGCAATGGCACGCCATTCTCCGGAATAGAAAAGCCATCCCAGAATGAGCACCACGAGCAAGATCACGAGGCGTGCGAGGCCGCCCCATGATTTCAATTGCCTGTTGATGATCCCCAGAAGATAACCGCGCACGCCGCTGGCTGATTCCGGTCGACCTACCTCGTAGTCCTTCTTATTCATCACAGGCCCGTTGAATAGCGCGTCGCACCGGGGCCGAAGTGAGCAGTCAGCACCTGGTGTCGAGGTTTCTTACCGGCCGCAGCCAAACCGATATGAACCCACGTTCCCTCCTGGATCAGTTGATCAAACTCGATCCGGGCCGCGGCAAGTCGCTTGCAGATGTCGAACGGCGATCCGAATCCTGGGCAGATAAAGTCAGCGGCTAGCCCCTGGCCATGAGCGCTGTTGGTGGCGCCACCCACCGCGCGGTTCAATGCAGGGCAGCGATACCCCGACGACACAAGCATCGGTTTGTCACCCAGTTCTGCGCGCGCCTGTTCCAACAGCTGCGCCGTTCGCGTCAGATTCGCGACGATCTCCGCCGTGGGCGTGTTGTCGATGCCGCGACGCGCCGCCGTCTCGCTTTGAATCAGCTCTTGCAACGTGAAATGTTCGGTCAGTTTTTGCATCGCGTTGTTTTCCTTCGATAGATTCAGACGCAACAAACGACACGACCGCCCAAAGGCGGTCGCGATAGATGGCGGGACTTGACGATATGTCCTAGCGCGGCCTCTAAGCACCTGCTCGAAGCTGCTTAAGTTCCGCGCCCAATTGCTGAACAGCACCAACCAGGTGCGCCACGATTGGCTCAAGATTCGGGGACATCATCATCTCGCCGTCAGGCTCGCCAACGACAAACTCCGGCTTGATGCTGTGAAGCTGCTGGGCACTAAATCCAAGGTCGCGTTGGCCTGTCAGAATGAAGCCGTCTTTGTACTTGAAGCCGAACAATTGGATTTCCGAAACGACTTGGAGGGAGTCAACGGTGGATGGCTTTATGTTCTCCTTCATCCGCTCATCAGAAGGGGCAAACACGATGCCGTAGCCCGCTCCATCGATTGTGATGGCGACAAATCCATTTCCCACACTCCAAGCAGGCGCGATCCGCCGATCGGGAGAGAAAAACTTCGTCGCTACAGCGTTGTTCACCTCGTTCAAATTGTTATTCGTGGCGTAGTAGTCGAGATCCTGGCTATAGGCAAGCCCACCAGCGTGCCAACCGTCAATGTAGCCTTGGAGTCTTCGAGTAACGGGGTCCCACATCAACGAGATGAGGTTTCTCGAATCGTTCCAAACGTAACCTTGTCCGCCCTTCTCGGCGCGCACTTGAACTATCGTAGCAGGATTGAAATTTTGATCGGTCCAGAGTCGCCCACGATCCCGGCCGTTGACGATAATCCATACGTTTTCACGCGTCTCATCGGACGTCACTCCGTACTCTTGCTCGTCTCCACTGGCAACAACCCGCTTTGATATCCGGTCCTCCCTTAGATACCGCTGATCGGCCCACTCCCTCGAGGCGTAGCCATCGAGATCCCCAGCGAACAGGAAAGGGCCAAGATTGGTCTCATCCACTGTAGCCATGAGCTTGGCCGACTTCGCCCAACCTATCTTGACCACATTCACCGGCAATTGATCAACGCCCGTTCCCTGTTGAACCGGTGCAAAGTCCAGTGCAGGCTGCAATCGGCCGAGCCGCTTCTCCAGCAGTTCAGTATTCACCACTCGCTTAGAAGAGTCGTCGTCGCGCGCTGTCGCGGCCCACGGTGCGCCCCAATAGCGCTGAGACTGGCCCGGTTGCTGGCCAACACTTTGTTCATCAGCACGGTATGTGATACCCACATGCTGAACTATCGCTCCCACCGGGTAGGTATCGGTCGGCGACCATTCAGGCACGCCGTGTTGCAGGAGGTAGCGAATTGCTCGATCGACTCGGCGACCGAGCCAGTTAAACCACTCCATCGGAGGCTTGCCGGCCGTCGTGTCGAGCGTGACGCCCCACCCTCGCTCCACATTGGGGAAATCTTCAACCTCACCCGTTTTTGCATCCTCAGCAAAAACACGCTCGTCAGGTCTCGAAAAAAACTTCATCGCAAAATCCTTGTGAAAGCACCGTCACCGAACCCGAACGTTCCAGGCTGCTCAGCAAAGCCAAACGGTCGATTGGCTAGGACGAGATACAACGCGACGCGCACGCCAGCCGGTCGCGGCAACAGATCCAGTTTTCGAATGGCGTAAACGAGAAACGACGTAACAACCGACTCGTTGATCAAGACGGAGATGGACATGTCATAGCCATCGGACACATCGACCTCTTCGTCGAAAATGAAATCCAGAGCGTCCAGCATCTCTGGAATCGAGCCGACCATGTAGTTTTTTGCGATTCGGCAGCGAATCAGGAAGCGGTAATCCTCGTCATCGATCTCGACGGAATCTCGCAACGGATAACCGCTGCGATAGAAACGCGAGCCCCCTATACCCATGGCTCGAAACGCCCCACCACCCTGGCTATGGAATCCGAAGTAGTCACGTTCGACCAAGTCGCTCAAGCGACGTGACTGTCCGACGTGATTGCCAACCAAGTCGAGGTTAGCCCCACGTGCCGCATCGACATCGAGAGCATTTGGTAGCTGCGCGATGCCCTCCCAAGCCTGGGCAAGCTCCAAGGCCAACAGCTTGGCAGTTGCCACTGCTCGAGGCTTTCCCTTGTATTGCCAGATCAACAGGCGGTCGTAACTCATAGCAGAACGATCTCGATGTTTTCAGGCAAGAGCCGCGCTCGTTGCCTTGGCCCTACAGCAAGACGATCCGAAGCTAGAACGCTGTCAACTTCACCGATAGAGAATTTCTCGATTGAGAACCCAGGAGCGGTGTTCACCGGTGAATATAGTCGCGACACCAACACGGCCTGGCCGATCCCGAATCGATACGCCGACAACGCACTACGAACGGCGTCTTCGTCGATTGCCTGGAAACCACGATCTCGCTTCAGCTCCAGATAGGCACGGCAATCAACGATCCGGGGCCGGTCAAATCGCATGACGCGCTTGCGCCCTTTACGATCGCGAACTACCCGTTCGGTCTCTCCGAGCATGCCGGTTCCGGATGGCTTGTTCTGGAAGATGATCTGAGCAATCGCGTCGTCATCGCCACCATCGACAACGACGTTGATGCTATGCGCCGGCAGACCGTTTCCATCGGCAGCATCGGTCCAATTTTCAAGGCAGACAATCTCGCGCACATCCGCCAGATCCCCAATCTTTGCCTCAATCGCTTCTACTGAATTTTGTGCCGTGCGCGCTCTCGATCGTGCAAAACGAGTACGCAATTCCGGATCGAGTTCTTCGAGTTCACCCGGCTCGGCAGCCGTGAAAGTCGTCGCTGCGCTCCAGCCGTTCACGATTGTCTCGATGCGAAGCGACGTGCCGATCGGGTTCGAATAGCTACCGCGCTCCTCGCTGCGGAAGTCGCCGCGTCCCGAGCCGGCGTCGTTCAGCGTCACGTCGGCCATTAACTGCCACCGCACGCGCTGCGGATCAGACACGACAGCGCCGGCCGGGATGACGCGGTGTGGCGTGCCCTGGAGAATCACGCTCGGCATACGGCTGTACTTCGCACCGCGTCGCTTAAGCCCCGCGTACGCAACGCGTTGCTCCAACCACTTCCCACCAGCGTAGTCAGGGTCCATCGCCCGGTAGATCGTCGCACCGAGCTCATTGATGTCGGCCAGCCCTTGGGCGAATAGGCCGATAGCCTGGCCGTCCGGGCTGTCCGGGCTCAGGTCGATGTCGTCGCCGTAGATGACCCGAAATCCCGCTTCCAGGCGGCCAAGAATAGCGTCTAGCCGCTCGGCGATGTAGCCCTGCGGTGTGAGTTGCCCCATGAATTGCCCTGCGTAAGAGATGCGCGCCGCGCGCAGTGATCAGACGCCGATCGGCGCGCTGAATTCGAATTCGTTGCCATAGCGGTCGCGAAGCGTGGTCGAAACCGTCATGCGCCGAGTCTGGCCGTCGACGGCAATGTCGAACGCGAGGATGCGTTCCACGCCCACGGTGCCAAGGATCTGCCGCTTGATGTCGCTTTCGAGCCGATCGCGCTCGTTGCCACGCTCCATGCGCTCAATCCACGGGATGCCGTGATCTAGATCGAGAAACCAGTCGCCGCGGAATGAGCGCAACCGTGTCGCGACGCGCTGCGCCACGGATTCGGAGCGATCGGCGTAATCGGCCCGGCCTCGCCCGAAGGTCCAATCGCCGCCGGTGTCAAGTCGTCTTACCCTCATCCTTGCGGCCCTCCCGTATCACCACCCGCCGAATCACGATGGTGGTGCCTGTCCACCGTGACGCCGTTCGATTCGATCGTCCCGCCGCGGTGGATGATGTCGCCCTTGATCGTGGTACCCGTATTACCGCCCTGGCCAGCCATGCCGGCCTGGTACGTCAACAACTGCTCGAAGACCACCGGGCATTTCACCGTCAGCAGCGCGCCGTCAATCTCGAGGGCGCCAGCGGCATCCATGCGAAACCTCGCCGGGCCATCGATCTGCCGCAGGACCAACGCGGCCGCGTCGAAGTCGCCGGGCAGGTTCGGCAGCGAGCGCACGCCGGGCGTGAACATGGCGTCCGACAGGTCATGCATGCGCAGATCCAGCGGCGGCCCGTTTCGGCCAGAAACGAACCAGCCGTCAATGCAACGATCGCTGATAGTGACTTGCCCCTCATCACCGTGCACTAGGGGCCACTCGATCACGAAGCCGCCCCCGGTCGGGAACGACACCGGCACATCAACCAACAGCGGCAGCTCGGCGCTGCTGCCATCGGCGAGCTGCGCGTCGATCGCCGGCCGCACCGTCACCGTGCGCGTACCGGGATCGAACGACTCGACGATCCCCGGAAACGCCGTGCGTAGCTTCAGCAGCTCGCCGCGCATCTCGTTGGCGCGAGCGAGCTCGCCCGAGGGCATGTCCTCATCAAATGCCCCCATCACTGCCTCCCGCTACCTTCTTCGTTTTGCCCGTGCTGGCCTTCGGCTTCTCGACCTTCTGGAACTGCCCGCCACGCACCACCAGATCGCAGAACCAGTCCGGTGCATGCGTGTCGCCGACGTACTTTGCCTGCACCACCTTGTAATCTCCGTTGTAGGCCTCGATCATCGATTCGATGCGCACCAGAGCGCCGACCCGAATCGCTGGGTTGAGCAAGCACTTCACCTCTAGCCCCTTGTCGGATACCTTCGGGCTATCGATCATCCCGCTATCCTGCGAGAGCACAAAGCCCTCGCCCGGCAACACCTTGTCGGGCGGCAGCACGATCAGCTCGCCGTCCTGAATCGACCAATCGGCACCGCTGTTGCGCGCGACGTTGCCCACCACGTCACGCGCGTTGCCCATTAGCACCTTGCCTCGCGGCAGCGTGCGGGCGCTGGCCAGGTCGGCGATGCCCGCCCTCGTGCGCGTCATGGACTTCGTCGCCTCGGCTAGCACATCGGCATCCGTGGCGCCGGCCTGCAGCGTGGTCCAGACTCGAGCGCCAGCGTAGTCGATGCTGCCGTCGCCGCATTCGAATTCTGTGACCCAGTCTGCCTTGTCCCGCTTCGTAGACGGCTTCACGATGTCCCCCTGATACAGCAGACGCAGCTCGTTGTAGCCGACCGACAACCGGGCGAAATTGAACCGCTTCGAAACGAGCAAGTTCATGTGGTCGCGGTTGAGGTTGTAGATGGAGAGCTTCGCCGGGTTGGGCTTCTCGTCCAGGCTCTTGACGATCTCGAACTTGATACGCAGGGTCTCGATCGCGATCGACTCCGAGCGGTTGCCGATCTCCAAGCGCCACCGACGACCGAATTGCATCGTCACGGGTCCGCCTCAATTTTCAGTCCGACATACAGCGCGAAGCGCTCGCCCAGGTCGCCACCCCCGATTGGGTCCAGGCCCACGCCGCTCAGGTCTTCGAGCCAGAGGAAAAAATCCGCCGCGTCGCGCCAGAAAATCGGCGGGCCGAGCACCAACGGCACCGCCTGCGCGATCACCGTTTCCGTGTCCCGATCCAGGGCGTCCACCTCCCAGTGGTCGCCGACCGAGTTGTATCGGAGGGTCAGCGCGAGAGCACTGCCATCGCCTGGGTCAATAGTCATCTCCTGCCACGGCGTCGAGTCGATCGGTAGTCGGAACATCATGCCCCCATCACATAGCCGAGAATCTGCCGGACCGCAGACCGCTTTTCAGGTGCGTCTACGCCATGCACACTCCCTCTTTGCGTAGCGCCAGCAGCCTGTTTTCCGGCCCTGCCGGACTTTTTTCCACCACTGGCTATCGACAGGGCACTCGCCTTTTTTGTCTTCACAATGAAGATGCGTCGACAAGTTATTGTCAGCACCGCGCCATGCGCACTCGACTGCTGCATCGCAACTGCCTTCAGCAACATGTCCTCGTATGGCCGCGACATCGTATGCACTTCAATGGGCGAGCCGCTCCTTTGCAGCGCGACGAGCGAGTCGTAGATCTCGCCGATGCGGTTCTCGCTGCCGCTGTAGTCTCCAACGATCCAGGTCGAGAAGCTCGGCAGCCACGGTGCGAGCGCGCGCGGTGCAACAAGCCCCGTGGCTGCGTTCACGGACGTACCAGCGAACGAGGTCAGCTCGCGCCTCGCTCGCGCACGCGTGTCCTCGGTGAACGCCTCGAACGCGCTAGGCGTGCCGATCACGTTGAGGAAGTCGTCCGCGCTACGAATGTTCACCGCGCGGCCCAGTAACGACACATCAGACGGTGGCTCATACGACACGATCGTCCCGGAAATAACCACTTCAGCGGGTTTCAAAAACGCGTGGTCGGCCACTTCGGCACCGGATTCGACCGGATTCTCCGTGGTCTCCAGATCACTCGAGTGCAATTCGTCAGTGACTACATCGAGCGTGATCGTGCCGATCTGGGTGCGCAGCACCCGCTGCTCTGCTGCCATCGCCCCTCCTATTACGCGACAACCGTGCTCGCCGCGTTCTGGATCGCCGCACGGCTCTGTCGGTTAAGCATCGCTTCGATCTCGCGCGCAGCCGCTCGCGGATCGTCGCTCTGCATGTTGACGGTGGTGGTGTTTGTGACGTTTGCGTTCACCGCCTGGCTGCTAGTCGCCCCCGCTGGATCACCACCCGCCGGCGCTGCGCCGTCGGCGGCGCCCTGGATCTGATACGGGATGGCGACGGCCGCACGCGCCGCATCCGCAATCGCCCCTCCAGCATCATCGGCACCGTTGACGTCGATAGCGCCACCACCAAACAGCCGCGCGACAACCCCAATGGTCTTCTCGATCATGGCGCCAAGGCTCGGGAAATAGCTCTTGATCCGATCGATCGTTCCCTTCACGAAATCGCCAATGCGCCCGAACGTGCCGATGAACAAGTCCGCGATCCGGTTCAGCATCCGATCGACGGCCGCGCCAGCAGTTGCGAAATCTCCCGTAAAGAACGCGAAGAACCAGTCGAGCAGGTCCGTCATCAACCCGAACGCCGTGCTGAACGCATCCCACATCTGGCCGAACACGGCACCAATCAATGCGACCGCCTGGCCGAACCCGAACCGCAGATGATCCCAGACCTCGCTGGCGATCTGCATTACCGTGTCGCCGTTGCGCCCCCACCAGCGCTCGATGTCGCGCAGAAACGCCGCAATCTCAGCTCGCACAACGGCAATGGGCTCACGCAGCATCTCCCAAAACTCCCCGAACTGAGCCTCGCCGCCGTCCAGGTAGGTCATGAAGTCGTCGATCAGCAGCAGCAATATGCCGACTGCGGCGACAAGCCAGAACACCGGGTTCGTTGCGAACGCGAGCAGCGCCGCTCGCTTGAACCAAGCGAGCGCCCCACCCACCACCAGTAACGCGACGCGCATAACTCCGATTCCGTCCGTCACGCGAGCGATAAACCGAAACAAATTCGCGAGGACCTGGCCAGCCGTGTAAACGATCCTGACAAAGCGACTGATACCTTCCTGGATCAGATCCCGGTTATTCCGCATTAGCTCTTTGAGGCCGGTGATCAGCGCCTTGAGCTGAGGGAGGATTCCAATGGCGATATCGGTTCGCAACGCTCCAAATCCAAACGAGATATCTGCGATTTGATCCTTCCAAGCGCTAGCCGCATCGGCCTGTTCAGCCGTAGACACACCCCACGCGTTCGCCTCATCGAATAACGCCTGCAACTCACTGCGCGTCAGGCGTAGCGTCTGCACCATCGAAGCATCTGCACCAATCTTCGATAGAAAAGCCACCTGTTCCGGCTTTGACAGCCTCGCCAGCTTGTCTTGCACATCTCCGAGCACATCGGAGAACTGGCGTACTGAGCCGTCCGCATTTCTCGCACGAAGGCCGTAATGCTCAAATGCCATCGCGCCACGGCCAACACCTGCAGCTGCTTCGCCGATCACCCTCGACATACCTTGGATCGTCGACGTTGCCGCAGCAGCCGATGACCCAGTTTGCTCGGCCGCATAGCCCAGGAGTTGGATAAGCTCGACGCTCTCGCCTGTCTCGCGCGAGACCTGGTTCAGCGCGTCGAGGCCGTCCAGAGACTTTGCGAGCCACCCCGTCACGACGGCGGCCACGCCGGTAACCGCCGCCACCGCGCCGCTGGCTGCCTTAGCGACACCCACCAACTGCTCGCGGAGGGCCTTCGCCTTGGTCACATCCGCCGTGACGCCGAGCTTCACCACGAATTCGTCTAGGGTCATCGCTTACTATCCACCTTGGTTCCAGTTTCGTGCTCGCGATGCGCCTGCACTTCGTCCCACGCCCGCATCGCCTCATGTATATCGCAGAGGTCGGCCAGGGTATAAGTCGTGCGCAGTGCATGCAGCGTCACGCCACTGAAGCCTCGGGCAATGGGTCCCCAGATGAACCAGTCGATTCCGTCGCCTTCCCCACCCGGAGCCGTCCCATCACGCTCGTGATGAAACTGGAAAAGGCGCTTGCGCCGAAAAAATCGGCGTACTGGTATCTGATCCCGGCCATCAGCACCGGAATGAGGTGCCTGCGGTACTGGTTGAAATGCTCGTTAAACTTGTCGCGCACGCGATACCGCGGCCCTCCGTTCACCGACGCCGCAGTCGAGGCCCAAACTACCGCTTCCAACTGAGCAACCTCCGGCCGGCCGAGATTCGACAGGATCGTCGAGACGCAAGCGGCCGCGATCGCGGTCGGGTCCACGTCCTCGGCCGAACCAAGCCCACCGGCTTGCATGCCTTGCAGCAGCACGCCAGCATTCTTCAGCGCTGACCATGCGCCGGCCGCGTCGGCCGGCGTCATCACGTAGCGCACGCCGTCCAATTCAATGTCATGTTGTTTGTCCATCAGTTACCGAGCCCCTTCTCCAGGTTCATGGTGAGTTTCTCGAACACCAGCACCCATTCGTTCGGGTTGTGGCTGGTGCCACGCGTGTACTTCGGGCGAGTCGTGAAATATCCCTTGCTGGCCATCACCACGTCCTCGTTCAGCAGGTCACGGATGTTCAGCTCGAGCGGCGTGAAGGTCTTCAGGTTGGTCTGCTGCTGGATGCGCAGCGCGTTCAGGAACTTATTGTTCACGCTGTGCTGCTTGATCTTCAGCGTCACCTTCCCAGAATCGTCGGCCGACGCCACGAAAATGCCCGTGCCGTTGGCCCCCACCGTCATCGTGCCGGCGTCCGTGTTGTATTCGGCCTGGATCACGTCCCCGCCGTCCGACCAGTCGTCGATCGGAACGCCGTTGATTAGCACCGACACCTGTTTCGGGTCAAAACTAGCCATCTGTCAGGCTCCAATAAAAAACCCCGCCGAAGCGGGGCGCATGTTGCGTATCTGACTGATCACCGGTCGAAATTGACGATCACATCTACGCCGTGCACCGCGCCGCTCAGCTTGATCGCGGTCTGGATCGGCGGCGCCTTGCGCTTCTCGCGGTCGCTTGTGGACAGGTTGTCCACCGTGTCACACCAGACGTAGAAGCCCTCGTCAAGGTAGTCACCTGTCTCCAGGGTGCCGAATGCGTCGCCGTTCCACACACCCGGCGCGAACGCGCCGTTGCGCCGCCCCTCGCGGCAGACGCGTTCGACCGCCGCGACCAGCTGCGGCGTGCCGAAATCGGTAAGCGGTACCTTGGTCGGGCTGCGATAGAGCGTGGCGAATACCTCCTTCTGCACCGCATCGATGAACCAGTCGAGGATGTGGATTTCGTCGAAGAAACGCCCGCCGATCACCGTGCCCTCGGCGACCATCGCCACCTCGTCGAAGTAGGTGTAGAAATTCAGCCCGAGCCGGCGGCATTTGTTCGCCTCGGTCAGGCCCAGGTTGTCGGCCTCAACCGTCGGTAGCGTCTTGAACTTCATCGTCAGTGTGGAATTGTTCGCCGCGAAGTTGACCGACAGCCCGCGCGCGAGAAACGACAGGATCGCGTAAGGATCGGTCTTGTCGTAAGTGCCGACCGTCCGATAGTTGGTCTTGTCGAACAGGCGCTTGAACACATTGCCCGGCACGAACTCGATGTGCTCCGGGTTCGTGGTCGTCACCCCGAAGATCTTGCGCGGCGCCGCCTGCGTCCAATCGGCCACCTCCTGCAGTTCCCCGTCTGGCAACTGCGCGGCCACCGCCAAGGCATACCAGCCGGGTTGCCGATCTTGAATCGCCGCCGCGGCGTCGATCACGGATTCCGCCGGCAGCGACACGGCATCAGCGCCCGATACCAGCCGCGCCTGGCCATTCTCCAGCTTCATCATGCCGCCCAGGTACGCGCCGGCCTGCCCGTCGTCGGCCACGTATCGGAAAGCGGGGCCGGCACCGGCATCGGCTGCCGTGAAGGCGAAGCGGTTGCCGGCCTCGTCGAACGAGCACGACCAGGGCGCGTCGTCGCCGGCGGCCTCGTTGATCGCCGTCACCACGTCGTCGTAGGTCACCGCGCCCGTCAGGTTGAGCGGCCCCACCTGCATTGCGTCATCACCCAGCGTCACGGTCAGGTAACCAGCACTCATGGCACGGAAATCGGACACGGGTACGGTCACGGGCGAGCCGATCAGCGCAGCAGCCGTCGCCGGCAGCGCTCGCTCCGTCTTGACCCATCGACCGATCATCAGCTCCTTCGGGCGCGGCTGCTGCGCCATGAACCGGCGCGTCGCGCGCGCCGTCTCCGAATTCGTGCCGAATGCGGCCTCGACGTCGGGCTGCTGGGTCGCGTAGATATACAGCGTGCTCGCGTCCGTGAACACGTTGCCGGCCTCCGGCGTAAGCAGCAATGTCATGCCAAAGTCGCGCCGACTTGGGGCGCGGGGCTGCACGTTCAACTGGACATTTACAACATCATCAATTGGCAGCATTTACTGCTCCGTAATGGGTGGTTCGACGCTCGCGACCTCGATACCGCGTTCTGTTCGGACTACCAGGCCAACACTCGCTATGCGCGGCTGAAAAACCTTCACGGTATGCGTATGCGTGAGCGTCGCAGTGAATCTCGCTCTTTCCTCGGTACCGCCGCCTATTGCGGCCGAGACATCAACAACCTTGGTGAGGCGCATGATTGCCGCGTGCATCCTGTTCTTGAGCGCCGACAACGCAGATGCGGACTCGAAGGCAATCTGCAGCTTCGATAACAGCGCATATGCATTCGTCCCATATGCCTCAAACTGCACATCGGTCATCAACGACCGCCTCAATATCTCTACCTCACTCCTACCATCGAATTCGCGATGCGCGCTCCCGATTGGCGTGTCATCGCTCGCGCTGACCACGACAAACGGCTCGCCGTCCGTCCGCCCCGCACCCCAGCTCGGGCGCACGCTGCCGTCAGGTAACGATAAAAGCTCTCTCACGAGGTTTCGAAGTGGCTCGGTGTTCAGTTGCGAGCGCGTAGTGATAGCCATAGTCGGACCAGTTGGAATTGGCCGTGACGCGCCAACGCGCGCCGTGGTGCAGCACGAAGTCGCCGTCATTCAGCGAGCCGTCACAGAAGATAGAAATGGTTGGGAACTGCCGCTCGCCTTCCGGCAGGGTTTCGAGTTGTGCCTTGCTTGCCGGATGCACGACGCCCGTCACCCCGTCCGGAGTGTAGATTTCCACCCACTCGCCGGACGGCCCGTGCTCGCCCACTGCACGCTCGATCGCAATCTCGTGTGCCCCGAGATCTGGATCGGTCACGACCTCACTGAGATCGAGCATCACGCACCTCCGACGTAGTGGACTGGATCAGGTTTCCCTCATCGATTAGCGGTCGACTACTGCCTTTGCGCGCGATTGTCTCTGGCTTGTTCGGTGCGAAGTTCCCTTTCCGCACCTCGGCCTGTACCGCGCCGACAGCGGCCAAGCCACCCGCCTCGTAAGCAGCATCGACGGTCCCCTCGCCACGTGCGGCACACCGCAACCCGTTCGCAAGAACACCCTGTATATGCCTCTGGCCGTTTTCGATGCCCCGCTGGATGAATGGACGCGCTTCGAGCCCCTTCTCGGGATCGCCGAACGACAGGCGTGCGGCAAGCTGCGCGTTCGTGATACTGGAGCCGGGATGGAGTTCAGAGCCGGTCGCCGTCGGATAGCCGACGACAACCTCACGCTTCGTCGTCCGCTCGAGCATCGCGATCAATCGCTCGAGACCGGGGAAGTCGGATCCGCTCATACAACCAACCCTCCCGCACCAACAATCCGGCGCAGTTGCAGATACTCCTGGCCCCAAGTGGTCGCGGCCAACCATGCGTCGTCACCAACCATGATCGACGGCACAGCATAGCTGGCCTGGACCTCGCCTGCTTTCTTCGACGTTGCAGGCATCGAAGGTTTTCCGCGGGACCGCCCAGCGGCTCGTCCCGTTGCGAGGAAATGCATCACCAAGACGCATGCAGCGCGCTGGTAGAAATCGCCCCATCGTGTCCGATCAAAGTACGGCCGCGTATCCTCAATGGCCAGCTTGATTTCAACGTCATCAAACGGCGCCGACGCAGTCGCGAACCGCGTCCGCACGTCAGCCACGCGAAGGGCTGTTGAACGAGTTGCGCCACTCATGCTTTGCGCGTGACATCGTCGACGTAGAAAGCCGTCTTCGGGTATCGAAACTCAACACCGGAGTAACGGTATTCCCCATTCACCAACATCTCCAAACCGCGCTGCTCGGGCGCGTGAAACAAGATCGGCATGGGAATGTGGAACACAATGTTCTCTTTCGATTTCTCGTAGAACATCATGCGGCTTGTCTTACCCTTCCCGGCTGTCTCGAGATCTGCAGCTGCCCGAAACGTGATCTCGATGTTGCGTTCCGTCTTCGAGATATTGTTCTTCCGGATGTACTCGAGAATCGTTGTATCCGAATTTTCCGATCGAGGCGTGCTTGACAGATGCGCCAGCACCGTGCCGGGCATCGCGACGATATCGACGACGCTGTTACGCTTGGTCGTGGTCCAGACGTGGGCAATCTGGTCGTTGACGAATTTAAGCGCTTCAGCCGGTGTCGCCGTCAGCAAATTCACACCTGCGTTCGACTGGGGCACCACAGGGCAGTTGAACAGCCCCGTCAGTTCCTCTTCACCGTAGAGACCGACCTCATTCATATGCGAACGCCAGGCTTTCATGGCAGTTTCTTGGCGGTCACCTTCGAGCGGCTGATTGAGTGCAGCCGCCGTGCGCAGTTCCGCAAACGTGTACGCATAGCCGATTGCGCTGCCAACCACCGGCACAGACTTTTCACCGTAGAACACATCGACGCGCGGAATATCTCCGCCTTGACCGGAGTGCCGTTTCCCCCGTCCAACGAAATCCTTCATGCGGTACGTAATACCCGTCACGTGCGGGCCGGCCTCTGTCGACACCGGGATCAGTGCCTCATAGTCGAGCGGCTCGCGCTTCTTCTCGTAGACCTGCGTTTCAAGGTATTCGAGTTGCGAGGTCAAGAATGCCAGGCCTGGCTCAGAATCAATCGCCAGTGCAGGCAGGCGGCGCAGCCCATCCAAAATGATTTTCCTGCGGTTCATTCGCTCTTCCCCTTCGACTTGGACGCCTCGGCCGGCGCAGTCAGGCCGGGCACGCGGTTGATGACGACGACACCGACCTGGCCTGGCTCGGTTTTTGTTTCCCACTCCGCGCCTGCGATTCGTGTTCCAGATCCCGCCGCAAGCACACCGCTGGCCGCAAACTTGACCGGATCGCGCGGGTTGCAGCCATCCGCGCACATCGCCCAGATGGGGCCGATCTGCATGGCGGGCAGCGTCGCGTCAGGCTTGTAGAACACTTCGCCTTCGAGGTTCGCTGTGAAAGTCACATGGCGAATCGAGATGCCGGCGAAGGTCGTTGCGCGAGCATCGCCGGGCAGTACGTATTCGCCTTCGACGTCGGTATTGCATACGGCAACGCCGAACTCGATCGGCTCACGACCACGGTTCGTGCCATTACGGACGGTTGCCGTGCCGTTATCGACGATGAGGCCTGGAATGCCGCGCTCGAACTGCGCCGGTGCGTAATCGCCAAGATTGATGCGATTCATAACGTTCGCTCCGATAGAGAGATGATTCGGGTCATGCACGGTCGTTCATGCGATCAATGAAGCTGCCCCGCGCCGTATCGGCCGTTTTCTGGCCGCCGCTGTCCTGAACCGTCTTCGACCGCGTGAGCGAATCGAGAACGGGATCGCGGTGATGAGCGGCATCGTTGGTGGTGGACGTAGCCGTGCCGATCGTCGCCGACAGCACGCCGAACGTCTGACGCAGCGCGCCATCCTCGGCCGCGTCGAGCGCCTTGCCGCCCAGCACCGCATCGACCACCGCCTTGTGGTCGCCGTAAAGCGACTTGATCACCTCGCAGTGGTACTGCGCGCAGCTCTTGCCCTTGGCATCGACGGTCGGCGCGATGCGCTTGCCACCTTCGAGCATCGCCGACCAGTCGGCGACCATCGCGTCGCGCTGCGCCGGCGTCATGGCGTCCTTCTGCGCCTCCTCCAGCTCGTCTTCCAGCTTCTCGACCTCGTCTTCGAGCTCCTCGGCATCGCGCAGCGCGATCGCCTTGCTGCCGACCTTAATCTTGCGGTCCAGCATCGTGTTCAGGCTCCCGACCGCAGCGGTCGAATCGGCCAGCTTCTTGGTCAGATTGTTGACGGCCGCAGCCGCAGCCTCGTCGAGGCTGAAGGGGATACCGTCGATCGTCATCGTGATCGGCATTGCTGTTGCTCCTGTGGATTGGGTAGGTTGGGAATCGGCGATGCGACACACCGGACCGCAACGACCACGACGCACGAGCGCCGTGTGATTGCCTCGAATTTCGCGCTGGAGGCCCTCATACGCCTCGCCTTCCGGCGTGACACCAGGCGTCCAATCGTAGATGGCGCTGTAGCCGCCTGACAGCTCCTCGCGCTCCTTCGTCTCGACTTGATCGATCGCGCCGGCGTCCATAACCCAGGCCTCGGCCCGCAGCAGATTCACTGCGCGATGTGGCTCACGCATCACGCCGACCGACAGAGCCCGCCAGTTGTCTGGCGTCACACCCTCGGATGGGTGGTCGATCGTGATCGGCTGGCTGTCGAATGACGCCATTGCGTCTGGATGAAACACTTCCTCGGGTGGCCGGTAGATCCGCACCTGGCGCGTCGGGTCGCCGTCGAGCTCAAGCTCGTGCGCAAGGTAGATCTGGATGCCCGTGCGGGCGATGACCGCCGGCGCCACGAGATAGCCGTCGACCGTGCGCCGGCGCTCGCCCAGCGTCGCATCGAAGGTGTGCTGTATGCGTTTGCTCATGCCTCGTCGTCCAGTTTGAAGCGCGGCAGGGCCACGCAGCGGCAGTTCACGTCGTGTCCCGGGTGCCCGGTCTCGGCCGGCGGCGAATCCCACCGGAACACCTTGCCGTCGTTCTCTACATGGCTTTCTCGTACGCGCTCATCGCCGCTCGTCTGCCATTCGTATTCCTCGATCCCGATCGCGGTCTGCCGCGCCTCGGTGATCGCCGAGTTGAGCTTCGACGTCTGGTCCCGCGCGATCAGCTTCGCGCGCCGCTCGGTCACACCCGTCTCGTGATGGATCGATTCAACGATCGAGGCGTACCGCTGGCCATGTTGGACCGACACCAGCACCTGTGCGGCAATGCGCTCGAAGTATTGCTGTGGTACCGACCTGATCAGCCGCACGTTGGTCACGGCCGCGGCCTCCAGCACGCCACCGAGGTTCTGCATCTGGAGCGCTGCACGGATATCGACGCCGATTGCTGCGCTCACCGACGCGCGCAGCGCCTCCGTGGCGCTCTCGTCGCAGATCTCGGTCATGCGGCGGCCCAGCAGCCGCGCACGGGCGGCAACCTGCGCCGCGACGCGTTCGGCGGCCGCATCGAGTGCGTCGTTCAGCGCACGCACGAAGGCGCTCGCCATATCGTCGGCCGTGTAGCTATACTCGGCCTCGTTGCGCTGGAGCACCGGCAGCACATCGGCACGCACCGCCGCCGCGCACGCTGCCGTGATCGCCAGCAACTGCGCCCGGTACCAGCTTTCAGCGCGCCGGTTGGGCCGACTTGGTCGAACTCGCGACAGGCGACGCCGACGCACGCGGTTCGCGCGAGCCAGGTGCGCTAGGGTCATCTCCATCGAATTCGTCCGGGTCGTCGAGCGGCTTGTTCAATTCCGCGGCCAGGTCGATGTCGCCGTCGGCGATCTGGTACGTGTCGTTCGCCTGCAAGCGGGTCATGATTTGGCGATCGAGCGGCAGACCGATATCGACCGCGTAAATCTTGTCCGTCTCCGCGCGCGTCTTCTCGGCGGCGGCCTGCTCGGCCTCGGACAGCTGCCAAAGCGGGTTGAACTCGATCACGAGGTCATCCAGGCGCCGGCCGAGCGCCGACATGGACATCACGTCATAGATCGTCTCGACCTGCGGCCGCAGCTCCTGCTCCTGGCGTGCCTTCAGGCCGTCGTAATAGTTGCGCGTATCGCTTTCACCGGTCGAGTTTTGTCCCTTCGGCGCCTGGCCAAACAACCGGGTCGCCGGGATGTCCGCGGCGCCGGAAACTCGCTGCTGGAACATCGCACCGACGGCATCGATGCTCGAGAACGAAATGGCCTTCTGCTCGTACTGGTCGTTCTTGTCGAGCAGCGTCATGCCGATGAACGACTTCATCATCGCGACGAGCTCGAACCTCTTCTTGACCCGCTCGGTGCCCTCGTCGGTGCCAAGCATTTCACGCAGGCCATCGACCTGAAGCACATTGACGATCGCCTCGAACATCATCGACGCCGTGCTGCCGGCGACCGTCTCGTCGTTGCGCAGTTCGTCGTAGACAGCCTGGAGCACGCTGTCGTGCCAGTACTGGTTACGGCGCAGCTCGTCCCACGGCAGCAACGAGCCATCGGCGAAGATGAGCCGGCTGCTGTGGATCGACTGGCTGGTATTGGCGACACGGAACCGCGTCGGCCGCCAGTAATCCGGCCGCTCGAGATCAATCTGCATTAGTAACGTGTCGGGTGACAGCTGCCAGCGGTCCAGCACCACCAAGCCGCGCAACGTCCCCTTGCGAATGTGATCGATGCGCAGCGGCTGCGCCGGGTCATCGCCGGCGATCGAGATATACAGCGCCGAGCCACCGTACAGCCGACCCCACTTCAGGTTGTCACCAATGCGCGCGATCAACCCGTACCGCTTCTCGGCCTTCTCCAGCAGCGTCTTCGACGCCTCGTCCTCAGTCTCCAGCCGCAGCCACTCGCGCGTCATGTCCTCGGCCGGTGCATCGACGATCTTCCGTGCGAGCCAGTTGTGGCGGTACATCACCGTCAGTTCCTCGCGGTCGATGATGTCGCCGCGCCGAAACTTGCTGTGCATGCGCTTGTCGCGTGAGGTCATCATGCCGGCCACGAGATTGGACAGCGCATCGCCCGTGCGCACGCGCGTGGTGCGTCGTGTGAACGGCAGCCTCAATTTCTCGAACATTCGTCAGTTCCATGCGCTCCAGTCGGAGGCGTTCGCCAGCATGTCGGTGGTCGCATCGACCAACGGGTCGATCTGGTCATCGTGCGCGTGGGTATCGCCGGCCGTGAAGGCGTTCAGCTCGTTCACGAAGTCGAGCACCCACGGCGCACTCTCGGGAATCAGCGCAAGGCCGGCGGCCCAGTAGCTGTTGACGTCCATCACGCGCCGCAGCTTGTCCGTGTCGCGCGGCAGCGGCCGCACCGGGATTAGCCCGTGCTTCCGGATGTCCTGGATCAGTCCCGTACCGCTCGCCTTGTCCTCGATCACCATCTCGCGCACCGGGCCGCTCGTGCGGTGGTCGTAGGGGTTGTGCTTCGCCCAGAAATCGAGCGCCTGCTGGCGCAGGTCCGGCGCCTCCCACTTCCCTCGGATCTGGTCGAGCAGGTAGATATGGCCGTCGTCGCCAGCGCCCCAGCACTGGAACACCGAGTAGTCGTTGCGCTCGGTCGTTTTCTGCGCCGTGTCGGCGAAAATCTTCCGGTACAGCAGGCGGGGCAGCACCGTGTAGCGCGGGAACCATGCGCCTTTGATGATCCCGCCGCCCAGCGGCGACGGGCGCTGCATGTACTGGCCCGAGTGCACGTAGGGGGCGACGCGCTCCATTTCCAGCTGGTCGGCCAGCGGTTCCTTGTACGGCCAGTAGCTGAAACGCCCATCCTCATCCTTCTCGGACGGCCCAACGAGCGCACGCACGTGCTCCGGCAACGCTGCGACATACTCATCGGTGATCAGCGCCGGGATCTCGACGAACTCCCATTCGCCCGGTAGGTTGCCAGCTCGAATAAACCCGGTCGGATCTTCCTCGGCTAAGCGCTGCATGATCACGATGATCGGCGTGTCAGGGTTCGCCTTCCGGCTCTTTACCGTGGACAGCAGCTTCCGGTTCGCCTTATCGCGGTATGTCTTGCTATACGCGTCCTCGACCTTCAGCGGGTCGTCGATGACGATGGCGCCCTGCCACCCCTCAGCCATATGCCCGGCACGAAAGCCAGTGATCTGGCCGGCGAGCGAGACTGCGTAGACTCCGCCCGCCTTCTTTCCGTTGACAACGACGTTCCAACGCTTCTTCGACTTCGTGTCGGCCGCGATCGCGTACGGCCACTTTTCCTGATACTCGTCCGACTCGACGACCTCGCGTGCCGTCTCGCTGTTGAGCAGCGCAAGGTCATCGGAATACGAGATGTGCAGAAACCGAGCCCACGGGTTCAACGCGAGACCGCGCGCGATCAGGTTGATCACTACCATCTCGGTTTTCGAGGATCCGGGCGACACGTTGATGACGACGTTCTTCGTCGCACCGTCGATGACACGCTGAATCACGTCCGCGATCAACACGTGGTGCCAGTTGACGCGGAATTTGGTGCCTTGGCGGTGCTTGAAGAAATACCGCGTGAAGAACAGGTGATCCGTCTCGCACAACTGCTTCGCTACCTCGCGCTCGACGGCCGGATGGACGTGATCAGTAATCCTGCTGGAGCTTCTCGAGGGCGGCTTTGACTTTCCGTTCATCCACGATGTACGCCCTTTGTACGACCGGGCCTCCGTCCTGCCCGGTCAACTCTACCGATTGCGGGGATTCTTTCCATCCACCGCGAGTCTTCAGCCAGAAGATCATGCTTGCCACATTGCCGCTGGCCGCCTTCTTGAACAGCGCCTGCGCAATCCTGGTATTCGCCTTTACAAGGCCTTCTGTCAGCTCTCGGCGGAAGTGCTTCCGCAGCGTCGGCGTCGAGATCGGCTTGCCGTTCGCATCGAGAACGAGCATCACCATGTCCTCTTGCGGAATGCCGAACGCAGCGAGCTGCTCAACGAGTGCTCGCTGCGCGACTGTCGATTTGAAACTCGGTCGTGCCATAGCTAAAGGGGCTTGCTTCGTGGTGCGCTCCGCGTAGAGTCGCAGCCATTCATCAGGAGCCCGTTATGAAGACGAAAATATCGGTGGTTCGCGAGCACATGGCTGCCGACCGCTGGCAAGAGGCGATCCGAATTGCGGCACGCTTTCCTCAGCTCGGCGCCGAGCGCACCGCAATTCTCGATGCGCACGGCGCCTACACTAACCCGCGCTTCTTGGTGCAGCTCGGCAAGGATGTCGAGACGCTGAAGCAGGCTGGCCAGAGCGCGCTCCTCGTGAAGTACGGCGCTTAATCCTTTTCGCTATCCCCATCTCCACCCTCATCAGGCATCGCCACATCGACCTCGCCGCAGGCCGCGGCGGCCGCGCGCGGATCGCCCTTCACGAAGATCAACACGTTCTGGTGCGTCTTTCCGATCTTCCGCGTCACCGGAAACGATCGACCAACACGAGTAGGAAGCGAGCCGGCCTGCGCCAGCGAGGAACTCGGGATAAGTCATGTTTGAGAGGTCGGCGGGGTCATCGCTGTACACCTCCAGATCGGCATAGGGCGGGCACGAGAACACGAGATCCGCTTCCACAATGCCGATATGCCGCCCGAGTTCGCGGCTGTCGCCGACGTGCCAGGCAGGCGCGGGGCAGTCGTCCCGGCCGATCGCCTCCCATTGGGCACGGTTGGCGCCTATCTGCTCAGCACGCAGGTCACAACCGACGTAGGGCCGGTCGAGCATCGCGGCAACCACCCCGCGCACTGAGCCGCCAGCAAACGGATCGAGAACCACGCCACCGGGTGGGCAAAACCATCGATAGACAATCTCGCATAGCACCGGATCGAAAATGCTGGTCGAGCCCTGTACTCGCGTGGCCGGGTTCGCCGCGTAGAACTCGTCCCACGTCACATCGTGCCCAACCAAGACCGTGTACGCGTTCTTCGCCGCGTACACGGCAGGCGGCTGCGCCGAGCTCGAGAACGTCAGATTGCTGTCACGCCCCGTCTCGGATTCCAGCCCCAACGCAATCCACGATTGCTTCCTATCCTGCCACCAGCCGTCTCTCGCGTTGAACACCGAAAATGGTGCGATCAGGAAACGCTCCAGCAGCGACTCTCGCAGCTCCGCGGGGGCCCGGCCATCCCCCTGACTATCAAGCAAAGTACCCAGCTCGACCGGCTCGAACCCGAGCAGATCCACGTCGAAACCCTCATCGCGCAGCTCGGCCACCTCCAACCGCAGCAACTCGTCATCCCATCCAGCGAGCAGCGCGAGCTGGTTATCGGCGACGACGAACGCCCTGAACTGAGCATCGGTCCAGCCGGATGCATCGAGCACAGGCACGTTGCCATCGGGAAATGGCTCAGCGCCACGCGAACGGCCGGGCGGCGGATACAGACGCTTGCCGGCGCCGTACAGCCTGCGGATCGCGGCGAGAGTGCCGTGCCCTTTCGCGATCACGCCGTCGCGCACAACGATCGCGCCAACCATGCCAAACTCCTCGATGCTGCCGGCGATCTGCGCGACTTGATTCTCCGAATGAGTGCGCGCGTTGCGTGCATAAGGAATGAGGCTGTCGATCGAGCGGCTGGAAATTTGCATACCTCGGCCTTTTGATAATCCAAAAAAACGGCCACAACGGCAAAGTGCGGAACCGCAGCACCAACGAAAAAGCCCGCGCCAGTTACCGTGCGCGGGCTATATTGGGGCAGATGAACTGCCCAGCATGATAGGATTTTGGTGCGACCCTTTAAAACCTATCAGGAGGAAAAATTGTCACTGAAGAAACCTGGCGGCCCCACGGTCACTCACGATCATCGCTCTCCGAGACCTGCACCGCAGCGACCTCAGCAGTCGTCAACGGAAAAGGCACATGTTTCCCCAAGGCCTGCCCCACCACCACCCCCGACAAAGCAAAAGTAAGGAGCTGAACATGATGACTCGATCCGACACTCTCTTCCAGATCGGATATTCGATTCGCCTTGAAAAGATGCAAGCCATGTTTCTGGTGAGAACGGATCGCTTCGTCAACTTCACTCAGATTCTCCTGGGTGCTGCGGTGATCACCACGGCGGCACCAGTCGCAACTGGCATCGCTGTCGCGGCTCTCGCTGCGTTTTCCTTCATCTATCAGCCTGGCGCCAAAAGCACTCAGGCGCTTGCGCAAAAGCAAAAATATGAGAAACTTTTTGCAAACGCATCCTCGATACCGGATGAACAGCTGTTTGCAAAATACTGCGCCTTGCAGGAAACAGATTCGCAGGTCATCGGCTCGCTCATGAACCCAGCACACATGGGAGAGTTGGTGCGGCTCGGAGAGACCCCAGACTTCCAGCTCACGTGGCTGGAACGCGTTTTCGCTTTCATCGCAGGAGATCTTCCTCGACCCAACCAAGCGCACCAACAGACGCCGTAACGAAAAAACCCGCTGGTTTTCGCTCAGCGGGCTCGTTACCGTATGTCGTCGCACCACTGGAACACCATCACCAACTTTCGGCGCGACGAATTCCCAGCTACTCTCCAAGGACCTTGGTCGGAGCCCCGAACGGAGTTTCTGTCGGCCCTACTGGAACATTCTGGCCACCACTAGCGCCGCCACTATTACTGGCTTGATGAGATGTGCCTCCATTCGAGGGTGGCATCTGCCCATGCTGGCCACCACCATGATCCGCATCAGCGGCAGACTGTTTGAGAGGCTTCATCGCCTGCTTCAGCGTGATGATGAGCTTACTGCCGCGGCTCGCATCAACCGTTTGCTCCATACCTAGCTGGGGCCCGAGTTGGAACCCCTTGGAAAAATCAACCGACAGCTTTCCGTCTCCCTTTTGATCAGTCGTGAGATCCAGCTCGAGGTTAATCGTGTCGACGTAGAGGCCGAGCTTCATATCGTTCGCATCGAGCTTCCTCTTGAATGCACTCAGCCCGTCGCCCACCGACGCCAAAGCGTTTTCCACGGTTATGTCGCTCGCATGCACCGGCGGCGACGAGAACAATCCACATCCGCTCAAAGGCATGATGCAACCGATACCACAGAGAAGCATTGTCACCTTCATTTTCTGGTCTCCAGGATACCCCACCCGGGGCAATCCAATTTATAGAAGACAACAGGGTATTCGAACAATCATTCAAATTGCACACGAGCGCACCGATATCATCCGATCAATAATTTATCGTATCAACACGAGAAATCGTTATCAGCCTCATGAGTCTTTAGATGACACACTATTTTTCAATTTCTGCTCGACACCGCGTCGTAGAATCTTCGGTGCCGCGTGAGAGCCGGCATCTACCGTCAGGAGACCCTCAATGGCGTATTACAAATATGGCAATCTTTTGCACCAGGACAACGGGTGGGAGTTTGATCTAGTCCATCATCCTGGGGCCGTAACACCACAGTCCGGCATTTATCGCTGTGAAGTGTGCGGCGGAAGTGCTGTTTCAACTGCAGGACACACCCTCCCGCCGCAAGGACATCATGTTCACCCCGCGGGGCAACCGATTACTTGGAAGCTTGTCGTGAAAGCCCACTGGAGTTAGCAAAAAAACCCGCGGGACTTCCATCCAGCGGGTTTCAGTTGTTCGGTGCCAGCAGGGCAGCAAAAATCCGTCTTCACCTTGTGGCGCGCCGGCTAATCCCCTCTCCGTGCCGTTTTCGCTGCACCAGCTAAGATCGAGGTCAATCTGTCGCGGCGAGCCACCATGAAAAAGCCTCTCGCCTCATCGACTCAATGACTTTGGCCTCTCATCCAGTCACCTCTTGTTCTTCAACTTCTTCGTCAGTTCAGATTCGGTTTCCAGAACGTCAAGCTTACCCAGCTTACTGAATTTCTCCCTGCTAATCTTGCGCGGGGCGGGAGAAGCAGTAGCCGGATTTGGCACTGTTTCTTTCTTGAGCGCCCCCTTTTCTGCCACCTCTAGGACAGCCTCTTGCCTAAGTATTTCGTCATCCAGAGCTAACAATGCGTTTTCGAGATCCCGCAAGCAGGGGTCGCTCGAATCCACCTCGTCACGAGCAATCGCATTGCGTATCGCATGAGAAATTTCACGAGCCAAAGCTGGTGAGATCTTGCCACCCTTCAATTGCTCATTGAATCGGCCGATCCATTTGATCAACGTCTTTGCTGCATATGCCATCACACACCCCCGATTTGGAGCGCTTGCGGGCAACGAAAAAGCCCGCGCAACGCGGGCTTCTAATTTGGTCGCACGTATGACGTGTATCGAATGTTATGAATTATTGTGCGCAGCATGCACATGCGTCAAGCCACTTCACGCTCGCTCAGCAATCCCGCGACTCCCAATTTGCGCTCGATCACCTGCCACGCGGCCTGAGAGACGCCGACTACCTCGCCCTTCCGGTCCCCTTCGATCCAGAGGCGAACTGCCGCATTCTGCTTGCTGACCGTGTTCCGATGTGCGTCACAGTCTTCTGCGATCTGAGTCAGGTCGCACTTCACACCGAACATTCGCTCGATAAGCGCGCGCCTGACACGGTAATGCGAGAAGCCGTTCGCATATGCCGCCGAAGCCTCGGTGAGCCACGAAATCGCCGCTTGCCATTCGATGTTCGGACGCCGGCCTGAGCAGCAGGCGTTGCCGCACGAGCATGGTAGATCGTGCGGCGCGGCACGAGCGACGACAACCGACAGATGCAGGTCGGGCAGCTTCCAGAGTTCATTCCGGATCATGCCTGCCTGGCCAGCGCCATCCAACCCGACGAGGCCCATGCCTCCACCGGACGATTCTCCGCGCAATCGCTTCGCCATCAGCGTTTCGCCGTACTGCTGCGACGAGTAGCAGAGCGCGAAACGAACCGCGTCGAACGCAGACTTGAAAACGATTTCACTCACCGCACTCCTCGCGTCGTCATTGCCAGTGCTCGTTGCGTTTCCAGCCGTCGTGCATAGCCCGTCAGGTGGCTCTTGAAGTCCGGCCGAACCCGAGTATCGATGTGGGTACCCGGTGCCCGGCTCGTGCCAGCCAGCGAATACGTGCGGCCTCGATGCGTCGAGTGGCTATCGAGGCGCGCGAGTGCAGCGTCGGTCGCCAGCAGCGTCCGAACCGATGAAATCGGCTGCTTGAGCCGCTCGGCCAAGCCGCTCGCCGTGTACCGAACACCCGGCGTCATGATCGCGAGGATCGCGTTCACGGTCAGTTTCACGTGGGTTTTCTTCAACACACTCCCTCCTATGCTCGCTGCAAATTCAATTCAACTGCTTCGACACGTACGGCTGGCGCACGCACGTAGCGCTTCGACACCCAACAATCGATGACCTGGCTGTCGTCAGCGAACACCACGCCGTTCATGCCGTCTTCGATCGCCTTCACCACGTTCGACCAGTCGGGCTTCTTCGTCGCGCCGATCAGGCCGGCAGCCGCGGCGACCTGGCGCTTCTGCGACCAGCTCGCCGGGATGGCCATGCCGATGTTCACGACGAGGCGCACCGGTCCGTCGAACGGCGCCGATCCGCGCATCGCCGTACCGGCGGCGATCTTCACGAGGTTCTCGTAGCGCTCCGTCGCCTCCGGCGTGTGCGTTCGCACGTAGCCGCCCTGACGCGAAAATCGCGGACGCCCTTTCGCGATCGGCTTGCCTGGCACGACGAACTCGACGCGGCGAGCAACCGGCGAGGACGCAATCAGGGGTTGCTGTGTCACCGCTCGCCCTCCAGCATCCTTCCGACCGAGATCGGTCCGACTGCGTTGCGAACTGCGCGGTTTTGGTCGTTCCACCAAGGGCCATCGCCTGCCGCATTGAGCACGCGCAGCTTGAAATCCGGGCAGGTCTCGTGCTCGCCCTGCTCGAGGCCGAGCGTGCGGCCTTGATCGACGATGCCTGCCCAGGACGTGTGCCAAGGGCCAGCCCTGCCAGGCTCGGGTCCAGGACTGCCGCAGCCGGTGCGTGCGGCGATCGCATCAGGCAGCAACGCGTTGAGCAGCCCGACGTTGATCCGCTGATCCGACCTCTCGCTCTGCCGCCGAACCTGCGCTACGCCGATCGCCTTTCGCAGGTCATCGGGTATCGCGCCGAGTTCGCGCCAGCCGAGCAAGCGCTCATCGCCGTCGGCAAAGGCCACGCCACTCGATCGCAAAATTTCGCCAAACGCGGTGGCGGCGGCAGTCGGGCTCGCGCGCGCTACTGCCTGTGCTGTGCCGCCGCCGCTTGTGTTTACATCCTGGTTTTTGGTTATTGGTTCTTGGTTAGTTTTAGAACCGGTTACGGATTGCCCCCCGTCGGCATCCGGATCGGAACCGGATGGAAACCCGTTGGGTTTTTCTTGGGTTCCAGTCGGGTTCTTTTTGCCACCCGATTCGGATCCTGTCGGCTTCTTTGGTCGGCCGCCCTTCTTACCGTTCTCCTGAGCAGTCTCGGACCGCGCACGATACGCGGCAATCTCGATTGCGCAACGGTCGTGGACGTAGCCGGCATGTGTCTTGGTGAATTTGAAGCGGAGCAGGTTCGCGACGGCACGACGCTCGTCCTCGACGCTCACACCCACGGCGTAGCACACCGCGTCGAGGTCGAGTGGTAGCGGCTTCTCAGTGTCGTAGTAGACGTCGATGAGGTCGCGGTAGATCCAGCGCTCCACGCGGCTCATGTTGACCGTACCGGAGCGAAAATCACCGATGTGATGGGGGTAGTAATTCACAGCGCCCTCCGTTCAGAAGGCGCCGGCAATGCGTTTTTTACTTGCGCCGCTTGGCCAGCGCTATCAACGCTTCGGCAACTTGCTCCGCGCACTCCAGGGGAAACTCCACCTGTTCGCGCACAACCTGTTGCGAATCGACATCCATCGAATTGACGATGATTTCGACGTTTCCGTCGTGCGTAGGTGCCACCATGATTTCCGGTCGTGCTTCGATCAACAATTCCAGTGGTAACGGCTGGTCCTTGTTCTCCGACATATCTGCATCCTTGCTCTGCCATAACGAGGAGTCGGGCATGCGTCATTTGGCAGACGGCAATGGCGCACCGGCGCACACCAGTTGCTCGACGGAAAAAGCAATGATAATCCATCGAAATGCTCTCTATGCGAAAGCGATAGGCGAGAGGACTCGGGAAAGAGATCATACAAACCTCGATATCACATTGATACGCCGAGGGTGCAAGAAGGCGTCGCCATGCAGAAATGGTCCCTCTCCCACACGCGGGAAACGGATACGCAGCAGCGCCCAACACCGTGCTACGATTCCCCAAAAATCGAGAACGGGGGAAGCATGAAGCGCGCGTGGGAAGTTACACAGCTGGCGTTTGTCTCGCTGCTGATCGCAATCGGCTTTTTGGCAGTCTTTAGGACGTGGACGCTCATCGCGCGAGCGACGGGATCCTCGAAAGATTTCTGGGATGTTACGACAGCTGTAGGCACGTGCGCGGCTGTCATCGTCGCTTTGGCAATTTCTGGAAATGCAAAGCGCGAGCAACGTCAACGCGAAACTAACACCGCAAGACTCGTTGCTGCAGGGATTGGATATCGCATTGCACTTGCAATCGGAACGATTCGTCAAGTCCATCGGGAAATGATACGACTTAGCGACATAACTGCCTTTCCCAAGCTTAACCCCGACGAAACCGCTGACTATTTGGATAATCTTACGAACTTCTCGTCCGACGAACTTTCTGCTCTCACTCACTTGCCTGATAACTGTGGCCAACAACTTGCGGGGGCTGTGGACAGGCTGCGAGTGGCGAGCAATTTCCTTCGGCGCATTCGATCCACTGGCGCGCCCGGCAAAATCGGAGAGGCCAGACAAATCATTGCGACTTCTTTGGATGAAGCAATGACGCTCCTGTCGAATGTCAGAATAATCTGCGAGCATGAGAATCAAAATATTCTCGAAATTCTCCAGTCTAGAAATGAAGATGCTCGCTAATTTCATTTTCGGCTCTGCATTTCTGCTCGCCTCCGAACAGAATTCGTTTCGACCGCAATGCTCTTCATATATAGCACGATGTAGTGCACTGCCAATACCAGATTGCCGATAACGTCAGATAATGATATCCCTATGGAGGCAACTCGCGTCGACCAATAGGCCAATTCCACCAATGGACGTTTTGCCAGGTGATCGATATTGCTATTTCTCGTACATCTCCGCGAGTCACAACTTGTCTCGGCCTGGTTTCGTGCCAGCCACACGTGTACATGTGCGAGAATCCAAATGACTGCTACGGTAAAGTATGTAGGCTGCCACAGCATGCAGCCAGAAACGAACGGAGAGACCAGATGCCAATCATGACAGTGACAACCACGATCGCAGCACTGAAGAACACGATTGACCTTGCGAAAACAGCCATCGCTGCGCGTGATGAGATAAAACTTGCTGAGATGCAGCAGTCGATCAACGATCGCGTGATCGATGTCCAAAATGCAGCACTCGGCCTTCAAGAGAAGCAGTCGGCCGCTCGCGATGAAATCGATGAATTGAAGGACGAGTTGCGAGTGGCCCAAGCGAAGATCGAAGAACTTACGCGTACTCTCGGTGAACGCGCCGCGTACAAACTTCATGCAGTATCCGCGAGCGGATTTGCATATCAATTTGTGGGCGAGGATCAACCGGATCACCTCATTTGTCAACCGTGTTACGACGGCCCTGAGCATCGGAAATTGGTTCTGAAGTTCAACCGTGCCGGGCCATATAATTCTGCGAACTATATGTGTCCTTCTTGCCGAAACGTTATCCATGTTTGAGTAGCGCATCTCGCGCTCAAATGCCAATAACACATCGCATACAAAACATAGCCCCACTACCCTGTCTCTTGGCGTGGGTATTCGCACGCTGCTACGATCTTGCAGAGTGTCGCGCTTACCCCCAGACGTGGACATCAGCAAACACCTGGCTTCGCTTGGCATGAGTTGATAGCCGCAGAGATCAAATTTCGCGAAAGTGAGAAAATTATTGACATCAATCATCGAAATTTTCCTTGCATTCTTTTCGAGAAAACCCCCTTCGGATCGCCCCCATTCAATCCCTGTGCTACTCTCTTACAAAATAATCGAATAGGGGAAGTGATGCTCATATTTATCTGGCGTTGCGCACAATGGATGGTGATGTTGTTGTTGCTTGCACTTTCGCCGTTTGGCGTCGAGAGCGTGGCGAACAAGCTGTTGGGGAAACATCTTGATCTGACATCGCGCCTTGAAGTATGGGCATGGCCGCGCGCAGACGTCATTTCCGCTCTGTCGGCACTCGGAGCATTTGCCGCAATATTTGCAGCCCTCTTCCTGGCCAGCGCAGAGACTCGGCGACGAAAATCTGAAGCCAAACAGACAGCACGTCTCACCGCATGCGCCGTGGCTATGCGAATCGGTATCGTGAGAACATTTATGCAAGGCGCCCTTGCTCAAGTTGAGCATGGCATTCAGTGCGGTGGAATGAGTGATGACATTTATTTCGCTATGGAGGAAGGGTTGCTTCGGCAGCAACTTTGCACACGAGAAGAGCTGCGCGACATGATTGCATTGCGTGAAAACTGTGCTGAAAAAATTGCAGGCGCGACTGATCGCATGGAGGCAGCGATAAAATTTCTCAAATCGTCGAACTTGGAAGTACAAGTCCCATCCGTAGACGTGTCTGGCGTTCGATGGAAGACTCTCCTTCATCTTCAACGCCTGTTCAGCGACGCAGACTCGATGCTTGAGGTAGCTGTGCGGATTTGCACACATGAATCGCGCGGCATTCAAGTTGCCCTGCCTGGTGGTAAGCAAAGCACTCATCAACAGACCGCAGACACTAATCGCTAAGTTAATTTCTGCCGTTCGCGTAACTAATCGACGAAATAGCCCGTTGCAAAGACACCAGGAGGGTGCCTCTCGCGTCATTTTTCCGGGCCGCACTCTCCAGTGCCTTGGCGAGCACACTCGCACGCCGCCCCCACCTTGCACAGTGTCGCAACCGCGTCGAGGTACGGACGGCTCACGAGCGCATACCCCGCAGCGTCGATCGCCTTGTCGATCTCGCCGATCAAGACACCGCGCTGCCCGCTCAAAAATCGGCTGACTTCGGACGCATCCCAGCCGATCAGCTCGGCAGCACGCTTGCGCTCCGGTCCAGTCAACACAGCCCGTAACGCCTGCTCGATGTTTGGTCTTGCCATGACTCGCAACCCTCTTCTGAAGTTGTTGAGTGCTGTTGCTACCTAGTGCGAATACGATGTGCTCACGGCCGAGCACGTCGTGATAGGCCAAAAACGACCGCCATGTGAGAATCGAACCATCTCGCTTCATCAACCCACACATAATGGAACCTGCATGACCGTTCAAAAACACAATGTCGGAATTTCGTTTACGTATGAAGCAGGCCGCACGCTGAAAGACAGCTCGATTCAATGGCATTACCACGAGCCCGGCACCCCTTTCCCGGAAGTTGGGGACTACGTGAAGGTCCGGACAGGTCACGGGGAAGAATCGTTCGTGGTCGTAGAGCGCCACTTCTCTTACGAAGCCTATGGCAACGTATTCCGGCTCGTTGTCGACCTTCCCAAGAAGCCGTAAGGCGTGCGGGACGCTGAGCGCGAGGGTCATGAACTCGACCTAGCTTGCTGCGGCACAACAGAGCTGCCGTAGTTCCTAGAACCCTGCATGGCCGTCGCCTCAGCCCCCATGTGTTTCTGAACACCGGCAGAGTGAAACAGATCTGGGCGTGCAAGTCGGAGGAACTGCATGCGAGGCTTAGGGATGCCATTGCGTCGCCACTGCGACACCGCGCCCGGATCGATGTCAAAAATGTTTGCGACGACCGATGTACCGCCCAAATTGTCGATGAGCTGGCAAGCGTCTAGATTACGAGAGTGTGGTTCCATGCCGACAAATTTAAGCCAACTTAAATTTAAAAGTCAAGTTAACTCAAATTTTCTTGTTTAAGCTGCCTTAAATGAAACCTCTCACATCTTTCATGGACCGGTTGCTTCACGCGATCTCAGTTCGCGAGGGCGAACTTGGGACACGGATCCTTAAGAAGGATCTTGCGAAGGCCGCCAAGGTCTCATCGTCGGCAGTCACCCTTTGGTACTCAGGGAGCACTGAGCAACTGAAGGCAGAGTCGCTCTTCGGGCTGGCTCGCTACTTGAAAGTGCGACCAGAATGGCTGCGAGATGACGCAGGGGCGATGCGCGACGGGACCTTAGCTACAGAAGCCGCTGATCCAAACGAAACAACCATCTCCTCCTCCGCGCAAGCAGCCATTGACGCGATTCGAGACGCTGACTTCGCGGGTGTACCTGAAGAAATCTTTTGGGCAATCCAGGCGCTGGTCACTTCAATTCCTCGACCAGAAAAGAAGGTGAAAGACGGCCGTCAGCCGCACCTGCAAGCGTGAGCGACATTGCGAGCACCATCGTGTCCAAGATCAATCGGCTCGAGAGCAGCGTCGTACGAAAGCATCCGGTGAGCTGCTGTCAGACGGCTGCGATCCTTTGTCAAAGTCACGCCTGGTTCGCCTAGCAAAGTCACGTTCCACTCCGTCGATGAATGTTGAGCCCCGACCACGACGAGCCGCCCCACAAGGGATTGATTCCACGCATGCTTGATTCGTGCCAAGTCACCTGACTTGCAACGCAATACTGCTCTATTCCGCTCCATCCGGCGCATCCCCGCTCACATAGATCTCGATCAAATACTGTATATTTATACAGTATTTGGTGATATTCCCCCCTTACTTTCAACCATGCTTCCTCGGCCTTTGAAGGCGGTCGAGTGTCACATGCGCGCATGGATAATTGAGCAAACTTAAATTTATTGACTGTGTGATTTAAGTTTGCTTAAATTCATCCATCGCGAAGCACGTCCTTTGCGCTGCCGCCTCAGCGGTTCGCTCTCTAACAATCGAAGTTCTGCCGGGACCGTGGAAGCGGAGCAACCGGCCGGCGTGATCAGCGCCGTGAGTCAGGACGGCCGCTGCGAATAATCGCAGCGGAACGCAAGACCCGGATGAACCTGACGCAAGACAGCCTGCAAGACGTGTTCGATGGCGTCGTAATCGACACAAACCTCGCGTGACCCGGAGCCGGCCGACCGGGAGTAGCCGGGCATGCGAGTCCTCAGCTTTCACCCGTAGTGCTTTGGCCTATCGAGGCATCACGTGTAAGCGCTACCTCAACTCTGCAGCCTTCCATCTCGATCAAAATTTTAATAAGGATTCCTTTCAGATACCACGTTACGGAGGTAACCATGCTGTCTCTGAACCTTTCTCACGGCAACATTCATCAGCTCCCAATTCGCGCCGACTCACACTACGATGCCCTCCAGGCAAAAGCCGATGAAGCAGAGTTTGCGCGCAACGAGCGCAACGACCGTATCGACGATGCCCTGACGTTCGACGCATATGACGTATCACCCGAGGCCGGCGCGTTGATCGACGCCGCCTTGTGCGGTGGCCGCATTGAAGATCTGTATGTCGTGTTCGACACCTTGCGAGCGGCACGCACTGCGACGCTTCGCAGGCTCATCGCTGAAGCCGATCACGAGGAAGCACGGGAGGTTGTACGGCGTGGCACCTTCCCCCAGTGGAGGAGGATCTGAGCCATGGATTCGCTTCAAATTTTGTTCAGGTCATGGTGGCATACGGCACGAACAGCCGGGGAGACAACGGGAGACAAGCCCGACGTGAAACGGTTCCCCGCTACACGGTGTTCGCAATGCGGCGCCGATCTCGGCCCCGGAGACGCGGGTGTGAGCCACTGCAGCGACCACATCGAGGTTGAAAAGCGGGGCGAGCAATGACTGTCAATTTCGCCATCGTCTGCGCTGCATGGGCGCTCGCCACAATCAGCTTGATCCGGCACAACCGACGCTTATCGCGGGGATTACGCGCCAGCTTCGTGATTCCGTTCTGCCTCAGTGTTGCGTTTTTGCTTGCGCTATATGCGTATGTCGGCGCGAGCGATGACGCCGATGGGCTGCGCCCATCGGCAGCAGAACTCGACGCATGGAGTTCCACATGAGCCGAACTCGACATACCTCCCGACTTGCTGCGTATGGCGCTATCGTCTGCGTGGAAACCGAAGGCGTCACGGGCAACCTCGTCGCCGACTGCTCGATGCTTCCGAACGGCTCGCAGAAGGCGCAGCAGCTCGCTGCTGCTGGCGACCTCGCCGCAGCCTTGCGCCTCGTCGCGGCGACAGTCGTTCTTCCCACCGGCATCAGAGCAATTGCCGACGCGGCTCTCGCGAAAGCCGGCTGGAGCGAATCTACGAAGCTCAGTACAACACGGAGCTCGTGATGCGAACCGGACACGACAACGCCCTGCTCCACATAGCCAGACGGCAAGCAGCCTCACGCTACATCAAGCGCGGGCGCATCTGGGCGGCCGCGTGCGGCATGGCCATCGGCCTACTCTGGTACGGCAGCGCTCACCTCGCCGCCTATCTTCAAGCCGTCGCATGACGCGCAACGGCTATCCGGACGGCGCCATTGCCTGGAGCCGGTCCAATTTATCAGGAGTGACCACACCTCATGAAGAACATCGACACAAAGCCCGTCGAATCCTCGCAGGTCCACAGCATCGGCTACGACGCAGAAACCGAGACGCTGGCGGTCCGCTTCAAGGACCGTCGCAACGGCTCACCGACGTCGCTGTACCACTACTCAAAATTCACGCACTCGAACTTCAATGCCCTGCATAGGGCCGCCTCGATCGGCGCCTACCTGCACCGACACATCAAGCCATTCCCGGAGCGGTTTCCCTACACCTGCATCGAAACGATGCCAGATGTGCCAGCGGTCGACGAGGTGCCTGGTACGTGAGCGAACAACCTGTCGCGCTTTGCCAGTGCGGTTGCGGCCAACCAACCCGGCTCGCGCCGATAAGTGATCGCTCGAAGGGATGAATCAAGGGCCGACCACTGAAATTCCTAAAGGGACACTGCATCGGCAGGGCTACTGCAGCGAAGACCGCGGCGGCGACCGGCAATCGCTCACTCAGCAGCCACGGCTACGTCACCGTCCGTGTCGCAGCGAACACACGACGCTACGAGCATATGCTGGTCGCCGAAGAGGCTCTCGGTCGCCCACTTCGAAATCTCGGTCGCGGGCATCCTCAGACGGAAATAGTGCATCACGTCAATGGCGTGAGAACCGACAACCGTCCCGTCAACCTGCTCGTGTGCACCCACGAGTACCACGTCGCCCTGCACCACCGCGTGGCGAATTCTCCCGCCTGGCCGGAATTCGCTTCGGTCTCCCGGCCCGGTTTTGGAGCTGAACGATGATTACCCCATCCATATATCGTGTTCGCGCATCCGCGTGGGCAAGCCTGTTCGACTGCGCCTACCGATTTGAAGGGATTCATCTTCTCGGCATGCGCAATGTGGTTGGGCTGCGGGCCGCGCTGGGCACCGCAATCCACGCAGGCACGGCCGTCTTCGACCAGAGCGCGCTCGACGGCTCTGGCCTGACCATCGATGACGCGGCCGGCGCGTTCGTCGACAAGCTGGGCGATCCCGACAACGAGTACGACCCGACGCGCGACGACCTCAGCCTGTCGGAGGCCGAGCGCATCGGGCTTTCGCTCACCACGAAATACTGCCTCGAGGTTGCGCCACGCTACGACTTCATCGCCGTCGAGATGGAAACGAAGCCGCTCGACATCGACTGCGGCGGCGGCATCACGATCCGCCTGACTGGCACGATGGACCGGGCGCGCGTGCGCCGCACGGCGTTGGGCCCGGGCATCGCCGACCTGAAGAGCGGCTCGACCGCGGTGCAGAAAGGCGTAGCCGTCACGAAGGGGCACGGCCCGCAGACCGGCACCTACGAGATGCTCTACGAGCACACGACTGGGGAGCTGATCGCCGACACCGCCGAGATCATCGGCCTGAAAACGAAGGGCACGCCCGAGATCGCCACCGCGCCGGTGAAGAACGCCAAGCGCGTGATGATCGGCACCGAGGACGAGCCCGGCCTCATCGAATTCGCGGCCGACATGTTCCGTACCGGCCGCTTTTACCCCAACCCGAAATCTCTGCTATGCGGCGCGAAGTACTGCCCGCGGCACGGCGTCTGCAAATTCCACGAGTAACGAGGCTCCCCATGAATGCACCCGCACAACTGAACGAAGTGAAAGCGGCCGGCGGCGTGCCGGCGTTGATGCCGGACCAGGCCGTCGACATGTTCACAGAGCGCGGCTTCGTCCTGGCCAACCGCATTGCCAAGGCTTACGCCAGCAGCGATGCCGTTCCGGCGCAGTTCCGCTCGTACAACCTGAAGAAAGCAAACGGTGAAGAAATCTGGGTCGAGAACCCGTCGGCGATTGGAAACTGCCTCGTCGCGATCGAGGTGGCGCGCGCGGTGCGCATGTCGATCACCGCAGTCATGCAGAACGCCGACATGATCGAGGGCAAGCTACGGTGGTCGGGGAAGTTCGTGATCGCCGCGATCAACGCGTCAGGCCGCTTCACGCCGCTGCGCTTCCAGATGATCAATCGTGGCCTGATCAAGGCCAAGTACAAGGAGAAAACAGGCTGGAATCAGCAGACTCGCAAGCCCATCTTCGAGGAGCGCGAGGTCGAAGTCGACGACATCGAGTGCATCGCCTGGGCCCTTCCGAAGGGCACTCCCGAGCCGCGACTCGCACCGGATCAGGTCCGTCAATACGCCGGCCGCATGCTCGACCTCTACCGCGACATCGGCATGCCCGTGATCGAATCCGCGCCGGTCAGCATGCGCATGGTCGTGGAGGAAGGCTGGTTCGGGAAGTCGGGCTCGAAGTGGCAGACCGGGCTGCGCACGCTGATGTTCCAGTACCGCGCCGGCAGCTTCTTCGGCAACATCCACGCACCTGACATCGTCATGGGCATGGGCCGAACGTCCGAGGAAGAGGCCGATATCGTCGATGTCCACCCCGATGGCTCGTTCACCGTGCAGACCACCACGCTAGATAATCTGCGCGGCACGCCAGCGCAGCCCGCAGAAGAGGTACGCCGCACCGCAGCGCCCACCGTATCGACGCAGGCGGATGCACCGCTATCCGAGGGCGGTGCCAACGGCGCCGAAGAGCCACTGGCCGACAGTGGTCATGGCGCCGCCACCGACACCGGCCAACAAGGCGGCTTCGGCTTTGACGTCAAGGGCCTTGTGCGCGGTATCCGCGAAGACATCGACGAAGCGAAAACGCCCGAAGACCTCGACCTCTCACGTAGCGCAATCAGTGCTGTGCCTGATGAAGTCGCAAAAGCGGAGCTGAATGCCCTCGCCGCGGCACGTATGCGCTCTATGACGGATGACGCAGAGCGAGCTTCTGTAGCCAGCCGAAAAAACGCCTCGGCCTCATCTTCCGCCGGCCGCCGGTCTCGTACACCGATCAACGCGGAATAACCGTCCGCGCACTCGAACCCAAGGAATCTGACTATGAACCAGCAGCCCGATTCGAAGAACATCCTCAATATGACTGCGGCGACGATCGGAAAAGACCTCCTTTCCTCCGTCGTTCTCGAGCTCAAGATGCTGCCCGACGTCTGGGTCAAACTCTCCGAAGGAAAACAAAACGACATCATCGACCGAGCACGCAAGCGCGTCGAGAACGCCGTGAAGATGGCAACGCACCTGATCGCGAGCGACGGCCGCGTCGTCGTTCAAGGCGATCTGGACCAGATCACCATCAAAGATGGCGTCAAAGCGGTTGTGAAGTTCAGCGGCGCCTCGCCGAACCTCCACGAGCTCTACGAAGCCAGCGGAAAGTCCGTTCTGGTTGTCGTCGCCAACCCGGCCGACCATACCGGCGGCATGAACGAGGTGCGCGGCGAATTGGACCAACGCGGGCTGAATCTGGGCGGCGAGTACACGGCCGAGGACGGAGACGGCATGGACGGCCCGACCATCGGGGGCGCCGGCGATATCGTGGACGCGGAGTTCCGAGAAGTGACGCCGCTGCTCGGTGACAGACCAACCCAAGCACAGCTTGACGAGCAGTTCCAGGCCGGCAACGACGCGGCCAAGGATGGCAAACCGGAAAGCGAATGCCCTGTGATGGCTGGTGAACTATGCATCGCTTGGATCAAGGGATGGAAAGCTTGGAACGAGCAAGCAGCAGACTTGGACGAGCTATATCCGGACGCCGAGGCCTTCGTCATCGCTGAGCAACGCGTGTCCGCCTCTCTCCTCCGCAAGGAATTCAAGATTGGCCAGGATCGCGCAACACGGCTGGTCGAGCAGCTCGAAGCAAACGGGGTTATCGGCCCTGCTGACGCCCACGGCCAACGTGCTGTGCTGAAGCCACGCGACGAGGGAGAACCAGGATGAAACTCACCGGAATATATGTGCAGAACGTTCTCGGCCTCCGCTCAGCTGATATCCGGCTCGCGCGGCCCGTGGCATTGTTTGCCGGCCCGAACGGCTCAGGAAAAAGCAGTTTGCAGGAAGCCGTGCGCATGGCGCTCACTGGCGACACTGTTCGAGTGTCGCTGAAGAAGGAGTACAGCCGACTCGTCACCGAGGGTGCCGACTCCGGCCAGATCTTGGTCGAGGCCGGCAGCATATCCAACAGCCTCGTACTACCCGCCGGCAAGCCGAAGCGCGAAATTGCCGAGGATCCGCGCCTGCCATTGGTACTCGACGCCCAGCGCTTCGCGCACCTGTCGGCCCCCGAGCGCCGCGCCTTTCTGTACGATCTGATGGGCGTCAAGATCGGCCTGGACGAGATGCGCACCCGGCTGCTTGACAAGCTCGGGCTGTCCGGCAGGACGGTACCGCCAGCGGCCGCCGCGCGGCTCGCGGCCATCACGCCGATGCTGCGCGCCGGCTTCGAAGCGGCCCAGAAGGAGGCAGGCGACCGAGCGCGCGGCGCGAAGCAGGCCTGGAGGGCCGCCACCGGCGAAACCTACGGCAGTCAGAAGGGCGCGACCTGGCGCCCGGAGGTGGTTCCGTTCGACGAGGCAGCGCTGCGGAAGGCCGCCGGTGACCGTGCTTCGCTGGAGGACCAGATCGGCGAGCTGCAGCAGCAGATCGGCGCAGCGGACGCGGCGGATACCACGGCGCGCGCGCGGGCGACCAAGATCGCCGACCTGCGCAACCGCGCCGCCGGCCATGCCAAGGCGGCCGAGCTGCTCCAGCGTGCCGAGGCGCAAGTGGCCGAGTTCCTGCCGAAGGTCGAGGCGCTGCGCGCCCGCGCCGGCATGACGCCGGCCGGCACGGAATGCTCGTGCCCCGAGTGCGGCGCCCTGCTCCGCTACCTGAACGGCGTGCTGTCGGCCGCGGCGGCCGCCGGCTCGCGCGACGACGATGCCACCGCCAGCCTGCCCCAATACGAACAGGGGTTGAAGACGCTGCAGAACGCGGTGGCGAGCCGCAAGCGCGACCTCGACGCAGCCAACACCGCCGCGACACAACTGCGCGCGCTGGAGGAAGACGCCGACGACCCGGACCAGGCCGCCGCGCGCGCGAGTGCCGACGCGGCGCGCGCCGAGCTGGCCGCCCTGCTGGAGCGGCGCAAGCAGCTCGACACCGACATCGAGACGATGCGCGAGATCGAGCGGCGCGCCGCCGGCGCGGCAGATCTGGCGAAGAACGCGGCCGCGCTGCACGACGACGTCGGCGCCTACGACGCGATCGGCGACGCACTGGCTCCCGATGGCATCCCGGCCGATCTGCTGGCGGAGGCACTGACGCCAGTCAACGAGCAGCTAACCGACCTAGCCAGCATGGCTGAGTGGATGGACGTCACGATCACCCCCGAAATGGAGATCCTGGCCGGTGGCCGCTCATACGCACTGCTGTCGGAATCCGAGCGCTGGAGAGTCGACGCCCTCATCACTGCGACAATCGCGCGCTTCAGTGGGCTGAAGTTGCTCGTGCTGGATCGCGCCGACGTAGTCATCGGTCCGGAGCGGGATCGCCTGCTCTACTGGCTGGATGATCTTGCGCAGGACGGCTTTATTGAGACGGCGCTAGTGTTCATAAGCCTGAAGTCCCCACCCAGAGGTCTTCCGGGCAACATTGAGACGTTCTGGGTAGAAGACGGTCACATCGCTGCGGCCGCGCAGCATCTGCACCAGGAGATTGCATGAACAAGCGAATTGAAGAGCACCTTGCGGCAGTGGAAAGCCTTACGGTAAAGGTACGTGCCGATGCAGTCGGATCCGATCGGACAGACGTCTGGAAGACCCGATTCGAGATGGCAGGCGAAGATGCCTCCAAACAGGAAAGGCACACCGACGCAGGCACTGCAGCAGACGTCAGCATTGCAGCGTTGCTTGCTCGAATCGAGCATCTCACTGCCGAACGAGATGTAGCGCGTAGAACGGCGGACGATTGGCGAAGCGCAGCTGCATACCTTGAAAAACGCGTTGATCAGCTAACCATGCAGCCGACCAGTGCGAGGCTACCAATCTTCATGACACTCGGCCATAACACGCCACCAGCGCTGCACGACTCCCTCGAAAAAGCTAAGCGGCGCGGTGCATTGCTTGTCCGCACTGAAAAAGAGTCAGAAGTTCTGGTACTCGAGCCCGTCGGCCGCATCGTGCGTGGCAGTGAATGGTGTCCTCGATAGAGCAAAGCATCATACTTTAATCCGCTTGAAAAAGCCGACAACCTATTTCCTGAGTTTGTTGACAGATCGATCACATACTTCAGTTGCGCACATCAAGTGTCTATGTGCTGTGCCAAGATAAATCGCAAGTTTTGCTGAAAATTCTCGACGTGCCTCGCTGTTTGAGGCATCGTCGGAACCGAAGAATCCATTTATTTTTAGCGACACCAAATGCAGATGATCTCGAGCCGAGGCCAAATTGACGGCACACTGCGCTCCCAACGGAATCAGTGCGATTTCCTCATCTGATGACCATCTCCGCAGCAATTTGATACGGTCTCCTAGGGGTTCCAAGCGAAATGGGTTGTAGTCAAACCGCGCCATCCGATCGAATTCAGTCACAACTTCAGCAAGCTCATCAAGATTTTCTCTAAGTCGAAATGCCATGCCGCTCGCAGTAATCATGGCCGCCTGGAGTTCATCCCGCTTTCTTTTCAAATCCTGTTGGAAAGCGATCCAGAGTGCTCCAAAGATCGCCGCAATCGACCCAATAGCTTGCATCCAACTTGCCATAAGAGTTGCGTCATATGGCTTTGTGCCCATAGAAGTAGCACAAAAATCAGCGACCATGAACACCACTACAATAATCGCCATTACACCTAGCACACGCCCCAAGTAACTCATTTCCCCCCCGTAGTTGTGAATGAATCGTAGCATGCCCCCTTTATCGCCGCACGGAATCATTTGCCCTCGGATGTGCGGCGCGCTTCGGTGGCGGCTTGTCTGGCGCCACACTTTTTAAATTCTCTACTTACCAACCAAATTTTGGAGAATGGCCAGTGACGAATCACGAAAAGGTGCACAAACGAAGCGGAGATGACGTGGACCTGGCTCCCCAAGAGAAGGCCGTCGAAAGCGAGGCCGAAACTGCGCCCGTCGTCGTCATTGCTGACGTCGGAAAAGACAGCAATACCACTCCCATACCCATGGCAGAGCGCACCGCAGCAGGTGGTGGCAAACCCGATTATAAAATCGCTCACTGTTGGGTAGACACCGAAACTCGACGGCCTACCGTTGCCGACGCTGACTCCTGCGGCAACGTGCTTGCGTGGCATTGCGAAGGCTACGCCACAACAGTCGGAATCGAGTTCATCACGTCTGCGTTCATCGAATACACGCATTGGCAAACCCTCGACGCAGGCCCAAATGCGTTTCCTAAACCCTTCCGCCGCACAGCTGGCGTTGACATCGAACAGATGCTCCGCGATTGCGTCCCAGGCGGTCATAGCGTCGATCCTCAAATCGTCTGCGACAGCATCCGCGCATGGTTTGACGACCACTCAGAAGCCGTAGCGCGCTAGCTCACCATCGCTTGGCGAGAACGATTCACCTGAAAGGAGAAGTAAATGGCGAAGAATTCAAAAGACGCATACGGCGCGAAAGGCAAGGGAAACCTGCTCGACTTCGATCCTGATGACCTGACACTCGTTGTGGACAAATCACATCCCCTCTACGACGAGCGCGTCCACTGGCCGATCGATGAGGCAATGGTGCGCAACATCGATTTCCAAGGTGTACTTCAGCCGATCGAGGTCTCGAAGAACCCGGAAACCGGTGCCACCGAAGTGGTAACCGGGCGCCAGCGCGTGAAGAACTGCCGAGAGGCGAATCGCCGGCGCCGCGAGCGCGGGGAACCGCCCCGGTTGATCTCGGGCTTTGTGCGCCGGATTCCACCCAAAGACCGCAACAAGAAATTGTCAGCTGCCATTGCAAGCGAGAACGTCATTCGGCAGCAGGAAACCGTAATGTCACGCGCGGCGAAGATGGCACGCAACCTCGAGTACTACACCGAGGCCGAGATTGGCACGCTCTTCGGTTGCTCGGTTCAGGCCGTCCGCGATTCGCTCAGCCTATTGGAATGCTGCGCCGACGTTCAAAATGCCGTTGAAGCTGACCAGATCAATCTCACGCATGCGAAGGCGCTGGTGAAGATGCAACCCGCCGAGCAGCGGGCCAAGGTGAAGGAGCTAATCGCAGTCGGCGACCGCGTGAAGGGCCACGCGAAGGCTCGCGCGCAGCGTGCTGTAATCGACGATGGCGCACCGCGGATGCGCTCGAAGAAAGTCATCCAAACGGAACTGGCCACCGCTGCTGGCGAGCGCGCTGCCGCCTTACACTGGGTGCTTGGTCAAGAATAGTTTCCTTTGAATTCGATCTGTACACAGGCAACGCGCGTTGCTTCGGTAGCTACGTCGCCTTCAACATGGCTGTCATAGCAGCCTCAGGATTATCAAATGCCAAGAGGATCAGAATCGACCTTCGAAATTTCTGCTGTCAGCTACAAAGGGCTGAGCGTGACTACTGCCTCCGGAGAGCCTGCGGTTCTCGCGATCTTAGACACCAACGGCAACGTCGTGACAGCCGGTCCAGAAGTAGCATCCGCCGCATGGGAAGTTTCTATTAAATCATATCGAAATTTCCTAATCGGCACGGGACACTTACGCGTTTTAAGCAACTCAACCACCACACAATGCACAAAAAATTACACCACCGCAACACACACAGTTTCATCTCACCCCAAAAATGACCCCAACATTATCAATCATCAATCGTCAGAGCGATACCAGTCATCACAATATGATAAACATTAAATATAAATGATTTAAGCAACATCAATATATAAAAAAACCAGGTTACAAAACCAACAAAAACCAACGAAATTCCCACCGACCGGATCAAACCCAACGACTCGCTACTGACTGGGATGCTACGGAGGAACACTCCCCCTGGCCCGCCTGACGCAAAAAACACTCGAATCGAAACACAAAGCACCGTGAATGCCAAGTAATGAATGAACACAAGCAAAAATATTGATAAATTGTATTTTAAATAACTAACACCCGTATCATCCCTTTCTACCTTAGCCATTTCAAAGAATATTTCCGACTTACTGGATACACATATTGTAAAACCAGCAACCAAAAATCCAAGAATGCTAGTCGAAAATGCGATTGCATCCGTCGTAGTCTGCCGCAACAAACCGAGGACCACATACTGATCTGTCCCAACAAAAATGCAATAAACAATACACACAAAAAACACAATTAAAGTTACAGCAACATTAAATCCGTTCGCAGGAGTTAATCTAGCTATCTTGTACACATCCCAGAGAGAACGCTCCTTTAGAAGGTCCTCTCTCGAGAACACAAACCGTTGATTAGACATCAAAGTTTCTCGCAATTCGACGTATCGCCAAATTTGTTGCAACTGGATCAGCATCCTCCGCAATCTGAATGTTATTGCGCCGCACCTCAGTGTTCAAGATATTATTCAACTGCACTGCAGCCTCTGGAATTTTCCTCGACACAACATCCGCCTGCACTCGCATTTTAAATTCGTCGTTGTTACCAACCAACGCATTCCCCGAATAATCCGTACCCTTCAACTTAACCTCAACATTTCCGTCGAGAGCCACCGATCGAAGTTGAGTCGCCGCTTCCGTTTTATCTAATGTCCCCTTGTCGACAGCAGAATGAATAACCTGTGAATTCTTTGCCCCCAATTGCCCACCAGTTTTACGAACAGCCTTCAGCAAATTAGAATTATCCAGCTCACTATTCGTCTGAAGTACACGGAGAGAAATCGTCGATAACTGTTTATATTTTTTTATAAAATCGACCAAGCTGAGCTCGCTCGGCAGAGGCACCACCTCAAGCGTGGAAACAGGAAACTCATCCCATAACTTCTTCTTTGTTATTCTTTCGAATTTCTCATCCCCTTGCGACTGCAATAATTTTCTCTCCTCAATTAGCCTATCATACTCTTTATTAATGAATTTTTTTTGACTTTGCCGAATATAATTATATGCAGTACTACGAAAACTTGCAATAGAAGGACTATATGCAGTTTCTGGACAAAAAATAATCTTATGAGTATTTAAGATTAGCACAAAAATTGCTGAAGGAGCAGACTCTAACGAACCCACTTTCCGAATTATACCGCGATTCTGATCATACACCTGCTCACTTCTAAGCGTTGTGTCCTTAATAAATCTGCCAGCAATTGCCAATTTTGGAGAGCGAGGGCCGCCAAGATTAAAAATTCCCGTCTCGTGAAAGAAATATCGCGTATCACCATAACCTCTCGGCTCAAATTCATCTAAATTCAAGAAAGCCGGAATAACAATATCTTCCGCGACATCTAAAAGATTTTTCTTTTCACCAAACTTGCAAATGAAATTTGCAAAGTTTACCTGCCTTCCATTCGACATACGGCCCCCGGGTGGTCACTACTACAAGTTCTTTTTGAAATCAAGCCAGCATCTAGCTGGACTGATACTTAACAAGTGTAACGGAGTTGCGCTCGCTGACACGAGCTAATCATTCTCTAGGCTTCCAGCCTCTGAGACAAGCCAATCGCGAGCTTTAAGGAGATAAAAACAGCGGTAAGATAGAGCAAAGCAATACGAATGCTGATGTGGCGATCGATGCAAATGAGGAACGTACCGAGTCACACGAACGAGGTGTGTTGTGTGGCAGCGGCGCTCAGGCAGCCAGCCTGTGATTCCTCGTCGCAGCAAGTGATAGGACCCACTGCCACACGGCCTCCGGTAACACTCGCATCAAGCACAGTCGACAACACTTCAGTTCATGCAACTTGATCGCACAGAAGTATGGCCCGTTGCTTGAGTTCATCACCAGCGGAGCATGCCGTCAAGCCGTGGTTCACGCATCATCGAATCGAGCCGTGCCGAATGACAGGAGCAACTTGAGGATGCTGCATGCAACTACACGAGCTCCGTCGTTTCGGGCTCCAGTCGGAGCTCCCAAGCTGTTATATCGGACCGGCTTGTGCCTCCCGGAAAGCACGAGCCCTATCACGTACAGCTTGTCTGAGCCACGCCGTCCTTTTAGGAAACTGCGGGCCTGGAAGCGCTAGTCGGTATATTTTTATTGACTTAAGGGCAGCCGAGGGATACGAACCCTACTTTCGGGGTATGGGACATCGGGAATCTGTGGGGGGTGTGGCGGCAAAAGCGAGAGTTTACAGCGATTTATGTCCGGGGAGCCAAAATCGGCGCCAGCCGGTGAGGCCAGACGGCAAATCGACCACCGATTACAACCAGCCTGCATCCCGGCCATCCACAGACGCCTCCCGCTTCGCATCCCGCGACACGGCTTCCCGTCATCCGAATGACATGTTTTTCGGCGTGCGCCACTCTCTGGTCATACGCGCACGGCACCGCCCAGTCCGGCGCCCATACCAACATCGATGCCCATCTGAGAGCCCGGATGCCGCCGCCAGTCAATCGCCTGCCGTCTCCGCCGTCGGCGACCGCCCCTGGCGATCCCGCCGCAAGCACCACCCATCCGGGCTCGTCGACAACTCCCGCCGCCCCCGCCCCAAGCCAGCAGTCACGCCGCGGCCCGCTCGACGCACTGTCCAGCCTGGCCTCGCGCATGGGCACCCGCAAGGCGGCCGGTGA